CGAATAGCGTACCGCAAGAGACATCCAGCGGAGGCCGCATTCTCGAGGGTGTCCGGACAGATGCTCAAACTCGTCGGTCGTACGGAAGCGCCAGTTGAATGGTTCCTCAAGGCCAGCGACGTCAATTACGACAGGGACATGGTCTCTAAGTGTCTCGCGAGGGCCATCGAGGAGAAAGAGGCTAAGGAGAGGGAGCTAAAAGAGGCGGAGATCGCCATTATCCTCGCCCAGGATCGTGCAGCCGAGTACCAACTTCTCCAGACCGAGATCAAGGAGGTTAAGGTAGGTAGGTCGAGGAAGAACGCCTGGTTCCTGAAGCTAGCGTCACGGTACGCGGCCGGGTTGGACATCGACGGCACAGAAAGCAAGGCGCACTACGAGTACCGCACGCCGTGGACAGGCGCCCAAACAGCGAGCCTCCTTGCCTACCACAGTTGCCTCGAGGGCGAAGACTCCGTTGCGGGTGGTTGCGGTGGACGGGCTTTAAACCGCTTCGCGATGTACTTACGGGTGAGCATGGAAACCCGCGTCGCCCTCGTCAAGAGCGTCACCCGCAAAGACCCCGTGAGCGAAGTCGTCGAGGGCGCGTTCGCCGCGCTCAACTTAACGGGCGACGAGGTCGGAGTCAGTGGCATACCGGGGGAGCACATCGATGCGGGTCGAGCGACAAAACACGCCTTGACACAGGTCGCCGAGCACAAGAAGATTGTGCTGCTGAGTGGCTCTACTTGGGCCGGTGAGACAAAAATGGTGATCCCATCCGTGCTGAGAGCGCTGTTGACCGGGATCGCGGTCCTCGACGGACTACCGTGCTCCAAGACAGGTGCGACCGCCGCGATACCCGGGCTGGTCAAGGCGAATCTCAGTCAGCACGAGCCTATCTTGACGCAAACCTTCCGGACACACTGGAAGGACACATACGCCCTCGAACTGACGCACGCCGTCGAGGCACAACAATCCGAACTCGCAGTTCTGGCTCTCAGAGGGGATGCCACGACGACGGGCTCTTTAAAATGATCGACTGGCAAGAGTCCGGTGGGGTTGGGGAGTGGGACGGAGGCTTCTGGCGCGAGAGAAGCTCCGACTACGTCCCCGACCCCTCACCGAACAAGCCGGTCGTATACGCGCTCGAGAGGATCCAGGTCCTCTCCGGGCAACAATTCGTGACTGAAGCGGGCTTCTGTTTCACCCCTGTCTTCTGTGGGGCGAACAAGAAGAGGTGTGGCTATTGCACACGCTCGGGCGGTGTCATCGGAAAGATCTGGACAACCAATCGAACGGTTGAAAATACTAACGCGTGCGCCAATCGCGTTCTTCGCTGCAGAGGCAGTGTTGAAGAGGAAAGGGCGTACCACCAGAGTCAAAAGACATTTACCGCGTCCGCTACGGAAACACGCCGGCGTTATCGCCACATGCACTTCGACCAGTTCGATGGTGCGTTGGTAGAGGCGCTGCAGCACTACGACGACCCACACGTAAAACGAGCCTTGCGCATGTTCGCCATGGCAACCCTCCGAGGGCAGGGGGGTCTTGACAGATTCGTCGATATCTCCAGGAAAATCGAGAACATCTACAAATTGAAGACGCTGGAGCAATTGGAGGACTACAAGCTACCACGCGCCATCGGGGACCTCGGCGTAATCAAGTCATTGTACGGCTTCGTGGCCGCAAAAATACTGAAGAGGGGTCAAGAGGAGACCTTTTGGATCGGGACTGCCAGGGCCGATTTCTGTCCGAGAGCAACGGAGGCGTGTTTGGCGGAAGCCTTCAAGAGGCACCACGCTGCCCAGATGTCGGGCGATACGGTCTACGACTACTTCTCCGACGACAGCATACTTACCATCAATGGTCAACACTACGACATCGACATCTCGAAGTGCGACACGTCCCACGGCCGAACGATATTCAGCTACTTCGTCGACGTGACCCAGCAGGAGGCGACGAATGCCAAGCTGTCAATGGTCCTCAATGGCCTCGTCACCCAGTTGACGCTACCTATTAGAATCGAATCACCGCACCGGTTTGCGGGTCAGAAGCGCGAGTCCGTCCTGTTCAACACGATA